TGGCTCCTTTTTAATTACTATACAAGTATTATAGCAGTTTGGGAATTATTGGTCAAATGGTAAAATGTGGCTTTTTTACAACAAAACTGCTTATTTTTTAAGCACTTCGTAAAAACGCTGGTTAATAATGTCCATTTCCTCTTTGGAAACGTAGAAATCTGTAGTGGGATCGTAGTAGGCGCCCTCTTTGTTGTCATAATACAACACTTGGCCTGAGAAGTTGAACGGACCTTCCAGTCCTTTACGTGGCTCGTACTTGGTGCGCATCATGTCTGTAGTGTCAACAACCTTGTAACCCATTTTGGACTCCTTATTTCTTACAATACTTCTATTGTAGCAAATTGGGAATTATTGGTCAACCGTTTATTTCCAAAGGTCTTGTACTACTTTGTCGTTAATTTTGTGGGGTTTGGGGTTGCCATGAAATACTAAAACAGAAGTATTACCGTCAATCAGTGTGCCTTGTCCTGGTGCTCTGTGCTTTCTATACTGAAAGTCGTAGCCGCCGTCAAAGCACTGCCACCGCCAACTTTTCAATTGTGCATCATCAAAGTAACGAATTCTGTTGTGCCCAAGTGTTGCATACAAGTAATCTTGATCTCCGGGGTACTGTCTTGACAGTTTGGCAATGTCATTATTTTTAAACTTTTCCCATATCCATGCATGATGTTTGACATTCCACCACATGACACTGGAGTTCAGAGTGTTAATTTTGGAATTTTGTAAATGCCTAAAATCTCTAATGCCCCAGAGATAGGTGGAATCTAATTGAGTAATCCAACTTACATCACGAACAACAACAGTGTCAAGGTCAAAGTAAAGCAAATTGCCTTCATGATGGTCTGGGTTAAACACCTGCAGTTTGTGCCACCATGATTTCTTTGGACCAGCGATCCCAGGCCAGTCTTCTAGTATGTGCTTGACCATGTACGGAGGCACACTACGGTCGTGTTCTGTATACACATGAAAACGTAGGCCTCCAGGCAAGTTACGTTCCAGCATGTTGTACAACCGTTCAACATAGGTCCAGTCGTATCCGGTGCTGTGTATCACACAGGCACAGTCAGTTATGCCAGTGCTGATTCTATTCTTCTTAGCCATAAGCCTTGTTCTAATTCTGGCACAGTGTATTCGGTATGACTGATTTGTGCAAGCCATAAGTCTCGGTTGGTTGTGTAAGGTTGTTCTATATCAGCAAGGCCAACCCCAACAGGATACGCTAAACTACTCATCTCAACTACGGGGCGCACACCTGCTATGGCCGCTTGTATGCCCGGTCCTGAATTGTAGTTTACTATGGCATGGCAATCTAGTCCCAAGTCAAATGTATCGTAAGTGTTGGATACTCTGCTGGGTGATTCAATTTTAACTCCTGTTAGTCCTGCTGTGTTAATGCTACATCGAGGATGCGGTCTGATGTGTATAGGTCTGTCTGTGTTATTTCTTAACAGTTGTATTTGCAAACGTATCCATTGATCTAGATCAACCCCTGCCAATTGTTCGCTTTGTGTGTGCTGTGCCGCAATCACAATGTGTGATTTTGGATTTGCAAGAGTGCCTAGTTTTAAATTCATCTTCCGGGGACGGTTCCAGTCTAGATTGTCTAAGTGTCCATAGTAGCCTGTGGCATTGATGTTGTTTACTGCAACCTTCCATGTTGTGCCACGATGCAATGCACCAATGTCAATGATGATTGCAGGCTTGCCTTGAGCCCGGTAATGTCTATATACTGCCTGGTTGGCTGCCATTCTGCCAGACCACAGTGCTGACCATATGAGTACAGCATCTGAATCTCGACTGCACTCTTGTGTTTCTATTCCGGCATCACGCAAAGCACTAAGCATGGCATTCATAGGAGGACCACCATTTAGGGCACGTTGCAAAGGATAATATGCTATGTTTTTAATCATAAGTATTTTTGATGAAATATACTGTATGTACCACTTTTAATGCCAGCGGTTATGAGAAGTATGGCCGGCGCATGATACAAACCTTTTTGCAAAACTGGCCCGAAGAAGTTCAATTGGTTGTGTATGCCGAAGGATGTGATGTAGCTGAATCAGCACCCAACTTGGTTGTGCATGACCTAGAATCTGTCAGCCCAGAGTTGGTTGCGTTTAAAAATACTTGGCGTGGTGTTCCCAAAGCCAATGGTGATGTCAGTCAGGATCCAGTAAGAAGCAAACGCAAGGATGCTGGCAAAGGATTCAAATGGGACGCTGTGAGATTTTCGCACAAGGTGTATGCCGTATTCCACTGTGCCAAAACTACTCAGTCAAACTGGTTGTTATGGATGGATGCAGATACCATATGCCATAGCACGATTACCACGGGAGATATTGCCAAGCTATGTCCAGAACAAACAGATCTATGTTTCTTGGGACGTCGTGGAAAGTTTAGCGAGTGTGGATTGTATGCCATGAACTTGGGTAGTCCTGCTACCAAACTATTTCTAAACAAGTTCCAGCAAGCGTACGATGATGCAGAAAATGGCATCTTCAAGCTAGACGAGTGGCACGACTCATTTGTGTTTGATGCTGTGCGTCGTAGTAGCACGTTGACTGAATTGGATTGGTCAAGTCACTTGATCACAGGTGAAGGGCATCCTTTGATTAATTCTGCCTGGGGTGCATGGTTAGATCATTTGAAAGGTGCTAGAAAAAATACAGGACGTAGTCTTGCTAGTGATCTCAAAGTCGCAAGAACAGAAGCATACTGGCAATGAATTGGATTTTTCTCAACAAAAACAACAACGATGAGTACATGGAAATGTTTGCTCGCGGTTGCGGTGCCACACCTACTGAATTAGAGACCTGGGATTATAACAGTAGCCAGGATCCCTTGGTGATTCGTGGTATTATGAAGCACAAGATTATCAAACAGTGTTGGGAAGATAAACGAGATTTCTTGTACATAGATTCAGGTTATCTTGGCAATCGCCGCTATGTTAAAAATCCACGTGGCGATAAAATCTGGCATAGGATTGTACCAAATAACCTACAGCATAACACTGTGATCAAGCGTCCACCAGATCGATGGCATCGTCTTGGACTAAGCCTGCTGGCACCAAAAAAGAATGGCCGAAAAATTCTAATTGCCGCCCCAGATGAGAAGCCTTGTATATTTTACGATATCAAACTTGACGAATGGTTACACGCCACTGTTGAAACAATAAAACAACACACTGACCGTCCAGTTGAAATTAGACAAAGAAATCCCAGCCGACAAACACGAGTGTCCAATAGCTTAGAATCAGCACTAACCGATGTGCATGCTGTGGTTACATTTAATTCAATTGCGGCTACAGAAAGTATATTAGCTGGGGTACCGGCATTTGTGCTAGCACCAAGTAATGCCGCATTGCCAGTGGCCAACACTGACCTTGCTAAAATTGACACACCATGGTATCCTGACAGGAATCAACTTGAACTGTGGTTATCGCATCTTGCTTACTGCCAGTTCTCTAATGCTGAATTGGCCAATGGTACTGCACTTAGAATATTACAGGAGACTTACGATGTATGAAAGCCACGGATGGTGGTTCCCAGATACGGAAACACACTTCCCACAAATGCTCAACAAGAGTATCAGCAAGGGAGGACCTGCTGAATATCAGTACCAAGTTAGAAACAAGAGTTTGACTTATGTCACCCAGTTTAGAACCGGCATAGATATTGGTGCTAATGTGGGGTTGTGGAGTCGTTCGCTTGTGTCAAAGTTTGAACGTGTGATTGCATTTGAGCCAGTGCCACTGTTTAGAGAGTGCTTGCAAAAGAATGTTTCTGGTAAAAACTTTTTTATCAGTCCCATGGCCTTGGGCGATCAGGACACTACAGCACGTATGAACATAACTGAAGGCAATACTGGGCACACTCACATAGATCCTACCAGCATCGGATCTGGTGATACTACCGTGGTCAAACTAGACAATCTGTACATTGATAATGTAGACTATATTAAAATGGACTGTGAAGGTTTTGAGTATCGTGTGATACAAGGCGCAGAGCAAACTATCCGACAATGGCGTCCTGTGGTTGTAGTAGAACAAAAACCACACGACATGTATTCAAAAGATTACGGACAATTTGCTGCCATTGGGTTGTTAGAATCTTTTGGAATGCACAAACTAGACCAAGTCAAAGATGACTGGATTATGGGATGGAAATAATATGACGCTAATAGACAAAGCATATCAAAAACAACTAAACCGCATGCACGCCCGGGGTAAATTTAACAATGGCGCCAAGGCTTACAAAATTGTTGAAAAATTTATCAATCAATACCAACCCACAAGTCTATTAGACTTTGGGTGTGGCAAAGGAGCACTAATTGCCGGCATCAATGAGTTTCATCCTGCTATGTTTACTCAAGGGTATGACCCTGGAAATCCCGACTTCTCGGTGTTGCCTGACAGAACATTCGATGCTGTGGTCAGCACTGATGCATTAGAACATGTCGAACCAGTGCATCTTGACAAGACTCTACATATGATTGGCAGCAAGATTGAACGTTGTGGGTTTTTTAGAATTGCCTGCTACCCTGCCAAGAAGAAATTGCCAGATGGACGCAACGCTCATTTGATTGTGGAATTACCCGAGTGGTGGAGACACAAGGTTGAAACTGAAATGGGTGTTCGAATTATCTGGGAAGAAATTAGTGTGTTTGACAAATCAGACAAATGGGCCTGGGTTATCGGCCACAACTACGATGTCATTGTAGAAAAGGTATAAACTTCTGGTATACTTTACCGGCACGGGCATCGGCATCTGACCAGTGTGCGGCAGCTAGGTCCTGAATCCATTGCTGGCGATCAAAAGTTGTCGGCGATTCAATGCTAGATACATTTTTATTTGCCACGGCCCAACTTACACAGCTGGAATCATCGGCAAACACAGGTATTCCAGCACATACTGCCGCTACACTTGCTGAACTGTTAAACAGCACTACTGAATGGGCTCCAACTAAATTATCAGTTAGTTTACTATGCTTGGGATCTATTAGAGTTACATTCCATTGTTTTCTATAGTGTGACATCGCATACTGTTTAAAGTCCTTCATCTCATAGGCATTTGGATGCGGTCGTATAACAATTGCTCTTGAGGTATGAAGTCGTATTTCTTTGATTTTTGCATCTAGCCATGCAATTGGATTTAAAGACTTCATCGAAAATCCGCCATCACGTTGCATACATATTAATACATGCCCGTTGTTGACCTGTGGTAGTGTCAGTTGTAAAGATAGTTGTTGGCTAATCTCTTGCCACTTTTCGGGGCCGCTATTTTTGTTTGCATACTCAGCACGATCATAAAACGGACCGCCTAAACTATATCTGAGATAGGTACCAGTATCATCAAGATATTTAAAGCAACTGGCGTCAATGCACATTGTTTTAAATCCCAAGCGGTGTTGCTCGGCAATAATTTGTTTGCGTAATGCAATGTTTGGTCCTCCAACGTTGGTAGTAGCCCATCCCAGAATCACTGCTAACTGACTAGGTCGATATTTAAAATCCCACTCAATATGCACTTTGTGACCAGTTGCTGTAACACCAGCGGCAAAACTTTCCAAACAAGCAATTTTCCTGGGATGTTTCCGCGGATTTGCTACACTACTAACATATACAACTACATCAACGGTCATTTAGTATTCGCCAAGCTGTGCCATTGCGCATTTCTGGTTCAGTAAACTGACAATATGCAAGGTGTCGAGCCCATGCTTCTACTTCGTCAAGAGTTGGTATGTACAGATTTTCAATATCAGCAATGTAATGACGGCACAATGGGCTGGCTGCATTAGGTCCCAATGTTATAGCTGGTTTGCCTAATAGCAATGCTTCTGTGGCAGCAATGCTGGAAAATGTTACCAAGCAATGTACATCGAGGTCAAGAGCCATCTCCATTGTATCATCAACAAGTCTAGCTGTACGACTTTGTTTAGTACGAACCACAATAGGTCGATCGGTATGTTTTTTTATTTCTGATTGAGTTTGCTCTAACCAATCTTCTAACACAATATTGTACAAATTTAATAACTTCTGGCTAGGCGGTGCTAGCAAAATATTTGTGCCAGGGCGAAATTTTTTTAATTGTACTCCTGTAGCGGCAAATCTATCCGCAGGACGTTCTATTATGTTTCCAAAGTATTGTACATCATTGCGAGTGATTCTGTGATAGGTTTTTTTCTTACCATTACCAAAATATCCTGTGTCAATATAATAAAAAGTTCTATTAGCCTCGCGGCATGCAATCATTTCTTTGCGTCTAGTAATGCCACGTAACACCACAGGCGTTGATGTGTTTTCTTCTCGTTTCCAGGTGCTTAGTCTACCACCGCATCCTTGTATAAAACTTTGCAAAATTGGATCGTACATTTTTCCTTTTTCCTTGTACTTGAAATCCTTGTCATCGCTTGATACGGCTGCTACATTTCCTGTGTTTAATAATTTAATTTGATCTACAAGATAGTCAATGCTGGTACCGTAATAATGCCCATCAGGATCCACTCGCCATTTTAATATATCTCTAAAAATACTTTTGATAGGATCTGTGACCATATCTAACTCGTGCATTTCTAAAGGAACTGGTAAATTAGGGCCAGACTCGTCTTGTTGTTCCCAGTCCATCATTCTATAGTCCTTTGCAAACAATACTCAGTTAGGATACGTTCTCTATGCCACTCGTCACTTTGAGGTGTGTCAGCAAACTCTTGAAAGCAAGGCGTGCCTAATGTATAGTGCAACAGTTTTGCATTCTTATTAATGCCGTATTCGTCAGGCAACCAATTCCATTCAGGCGGCAGTTCACCAATACGGTCATCATCTAGCCACGAGAAGCGGTGGAGCTCACTGCCTGTGGATTGCTGGACGAACTGGGGAGTAAGTCGCCTGTTAGGAAAAGAATTACAATTCCACAAAATAACACTACTCCAATTTTTTCGAGGATAGTCTTCATTCTTTGCTCCTAGATATTTTACAGGCATGCGTGTTTGGTAGTCATGTTTGACCACCATCACATCCATATAGGGATTCTGTAATTCCCATAACTTGACAATGTCATCACGCACAATCATGTCGCCGTCAACGAATATGGCCCAACCTGTGTAGTCTTGCAGGTGTGGTACTAGAAAACGTGTGTAGATAAAATGATTTGACCCGTCGGTGTGTGTTTCTTCGTAGTCTCGAAACAGGTTCAGGGCTACAGGAATAATAGCCACAGGCTTTGATGCATGTCTTATGATTGAGTTGGCACAGGTGTGAAAAGCAATGGCTTCTCTTGGATCATAGCCAACGTAGACTGGTATGGCTTTCATCGACGTTCAATGTCTTCTTCTACACAATTTTCACCGTATTGAATTTCAATCAGCTTGAGAGGTTGGTCAGTTTCGTTGCATAACTGGTGCCATTCATTGAGCTTGATCCATGTGCTTTGGTGACGAGCAGGACTTGCCATTAAATCACGATCTGTGCTGTGTGGGTCCACTGTATAAACCGTTGCTTCTCCTTCGGCCACAAACCAAAATTCTGCACGTTTGTCATGTCGTTGCATGCTCAAACAAGTTTTGGGAGACACGGTAAGTTCTTTGAGTTTAACATGATTGCCTACTTCGTGCAACACACGATAGTATCCCCAGGCACGAGTAGTCTTGGGTTTCTTCCAATCTTCTAAAATCCACGAACTGGAGTTCATTTTGTTTTCGCCGCCGACCCCAAACACAAACTCCACATCATCAAACACCATTTCAGGAATGTTATCCTTTGTGCGATCGCCTCCGTTGGCAAATACGATTTGATCATTAGGGTAACGTTGCTTTGTTAGTTGGATTGCGTCACAGCTTGATCCGTCATTGTCGTTATAAACAACAACCTCGTCTACAATACTCAAAGCACTAACTAGTGCAAAGCGTTCACTCATAGGCATGAATGGCTTGCCTTTTTTACGAGTAAGCCATTCATCTGAATTGAGTCCAACTACAAGTTTATCTCCTAGTTGTTTTGCTGCCTGAAAGTAGGCAAGGTGCCCGGAGTGGATGGGGTCAAAACCCCCTGTGACTATAACAATTTTCATACTGTTATTTAAACACAGTATCAGAACAGGTCTGTTTTTTCCCAGGGCAAATAATCTTTGCCAAAGTGACCATAGTTGGTGGTTGAGCTGTAGATAGGGCGGAACAAATCAAATCGTTCAATAATGCCCCGAGGAGTTAGATCAACGTTGTCTTGTATCCACTTAGTTAACTCTCGGCCTTGGCTGGCATTGGCAGTTTCTACGTAAAAACTCATGGGCTGAGACAGTCCAATAGCATAACTGATCTGTACGGTGGCCCAATCAGCCCGACCACTTGCCACAATGTTCTTGGCAATCCAACGTGTCAAGTAGGCAGCACTCCTATCCACTTTAGTAGGATCTTTGCCACTGAAGGCTCCGCCACCATGAGGACTATAGCCACCGTAAGTATCAACAATAATCTTACGGCCAGTAAGCCCAGTATCGCCATCAGGGCCACCAATAACAAATCTACCAGTAGGGTTAATAAAGAATTCAGTTTGGTCATCTATTAATCTCATTGGTAATACGCTACGGATTACTTCTTCAACTGCGGCTCGCACAACGCTGATAGGCATGTTGTCGCTGTGTTGGGTACTACATACCACCTTGGCAATACGTGTTGGGGAGCCGTCATCGTTGTATTCAAATGTTACTTGACTTTTTGCATCTGGGCCCAACCACGCTAGGTCATTATTTTTGCGTAATTTGGCAAGATGTTCTACAATCTTATGACTCCAATAAATTGCGCTAGGCATGAGTGCATCGGTTTCATTGCAGGCATACCCAAACATTAAGCCTTGATCGCCTGCACCAAATGTGTCAGTTCCCAGTGCAATGTCGGCACTTTGTCCGTGCAACAAATTTGTGATCTCTACTGTTTGCCAGTTGAATCCTGCTTGTTCGTACCCAACATCTTTAATAACCTTGCGAACTGCACTATCAACTTCCTCGGCGTGTAATATGCCTTTGTATTCGCCTGCTACAATAACACGATTAGTAGTGACCAATGTCTCACATGCACATCGTAATGTTGTGTCTTGTTTGGTCATGACCAAATCCAATACAGCATCGCTGATAGCGTCTGCTATTTTGTCTGGGTGACCCTCTGACACACTTTCACTTGTAAATAGATAACTCATTGATTCCTTTAAACTTGTATATCTTCCATGCCAGCAGTACGTAATCGTACCACATGGCCCATTTGCCATTGTTTGGTGTCAAGACCTTTCATGATACCTAACCAACGATTTCGTAGATACGCTACTTCATTGATGATAGTTTCATAATCAATAACTTCGTCCTCACCATCAACATATTTCTCAGCGTCTCTACTGGTCAAGGCTCTGGCATATCCTTCCAAATATTTTTGAAAGTGTTTGCGCCGAATCTTGCGCAGTTGAATGTTAAGAAAATTTAATACAGCCTCGATCTCTTGCAATTGATTGAATCTATGCTCTGTGATACCCGGCAATGCAGTGATGTTTTTTTCTACTATACCACCAATTTTGCAATCTCGTTTGGCCAGATCCAATTCATTCTCGTAATGTTGTATGAAGTCTGGTATGAGTCCAAGATTGGCAGTAACTTTACTATACCACATGTGTTATCCTATTGTTAGCCAAGAAAAAATGTCTTTCCATTTGGTTTTTCTTCTGTGATCGTTGGCATCAAGATATTGTAATAGACCGTGTTGTCTGCTAAGATCAGTTTTGCAATTCGTTTTTAGTTTTGACACAATGCCATTAAAACTCTCAAGTGTTGTTTTGTCGTCCCAAGTTTCCTTGGGTAATAAATTATACACTGATTCCAAGCTAGAGTCAAATACAGAGTAATCAAACATAGCGGGATCAAACACACTTCTGTTATTAGGCAGAACCAAGTGCATGTACCAAAATATTTTTTGTTTTGTACACCATTGATTGTACTTTTGTGCTAACTCTGGCATACTGGGAATTGACAGTGAAGTTATAGTCGACAATAGACCAATTCGAAATGCTGACGTGTTGATTAACAACTCCATGTTACGATCAAAAATATCTAATGAGAATCCATGCCTTATGTATTCTTGTGACTGACCCCAGCAATCAATACTGACCTGGATATCAATTCGTTTTAGTTTATTTTGTTGTTTTAAATCTCTTAGTTTTTCCAATATAGGTTCTATAACCTTGGTTGGCAAAATAAGATTGGTAACTAAATTAAACTCTAGATTCGGGTGAGGATGTTGTTCGAAATATTCAATCAACTTCAATACGTCGGGTTGTAAGAAAGGTTCACCACCTAAAATTTGTAATCGTTGTAACGATAGACTATTTGTTTCAAACCATGACCAAAACTTTGGAACAAGCTCGTGATATGTGTTATCAATGTATTCAAAATCTAATTCAGGAAGAATTGCACCCCCAAACTTTTTATTTTCGGCCTGGATTGATGAACTAACTTTTGCATTGCAATAGATGCATGATAGATTACAGGTGTTAGAAAAAAACACTTCTAACACCACAGGATTAACTGTAATTAACGTATTGTCTTGATCAAGTTCTTTAGGGTATACCTCTGGAATTTGATTTTGAAACATACGATCACTGATACCACCACTGTGTTCAATATCCCGACAATATTCGCAACCATTACCGGGCCACAGAGACTGTAGCATCACACTCCTGTCTTTTACTTTGACAGGAGTGTTATGGAAGTCTTCAAATTTTTCTGGTATAATCGATGTACTGGCCCTATGACACGAAGAAGTGGTCCCTTGATTTAGATATAATGTGCTCCAAGACCATTTTGACCTACAACTAGTTTCCGAGTCAATAGGGAAGTATTTTGAGGACATTAGTCTTCCCAGTCTTTGTCATCAAAGTCATCAAAGTCTTCGTCTTCATCGGCATCTTCTTCGTCAACATAATCTTTGTCGTTGTCAAGATATGCGGTTAGCGCACGTTTGATATCCGAATCGCCCTTGAAGGCATTGCGGATATCTTCTACGTCTGAATCATTGTCCATCAAGATCTGCACCACAGTTTCTGCAGCCTCTGCACGATCCACTGTGTTTACAAAACGTTTGAGTTCGCCCCAAATTTCACTTGCTACTACTTCGCTCATTCTGCATCCTCCTCGACTGTAGTTACCTCTGCCTTCTGATTACCAAAGTCTTTCATCACAACATCCAAGCACGAGTCATCGTTGCGTTCCCAACCTTTGCGGAACTTCTTGATGATCTCTCCAGCACTGGTGGTAAACACAAGACTGTTGCCTTCTTTTTTAAGAAGTCCTTTTTTCTCAATCAAATCAGTAAGACCCGAGTAAGGGCTCATACCTGTTGTGTAAGGAATCTTGACTTGCACACCTTCAAATGGTTTGGCATAGCGTGTTTTCATAACTTTGCAACCAGCACGAATGCCGTTTACTTCAGATACTTTGTTGCCATCCTCATCTTCTTTGAGTTTCATCTTTTTCATAGCAACCACAATACTTGATGCATAGATAAAGCCTTGACCACCCGAGATCTTATCATCTGGATCAAACATGTCCTGGCTTGCGTATGTGTGATTGGTACATACCAGGCCAACATTGTAACTACCAAACATGTTTACACAATTACGAACAAGTGCTGTGAGTGCTTTGGGTTTACGACCCAAGTCACCTTTCATTTCGCCTGCATCAAATTGGTTAACGTCTGTGGGTGTCAACAGCATGCCCAGGGAGTCAATAACAAACATGACCTTGGGACGTTCGCCGTCTGGTAGGGCTTTGTAGTCACTCATGAATGTGGAAATTGTTTTAGCAACATCATCAATCATGGCCATTGACAACTTGAGCAGTTTATCTGGGCCAGTGTCAACGCCTAATGCTTTGAGCCAGTCTTCATCTAGTGCGTTCTCACTGTCGATCAACACCACAAAGATACCTTGCTCTTGTGCGTGTTTGACAATGTTGCCTGAGCAGATGTATGATTTGCCAGCACCAGAATCACCAGCAAACACAGTGACTTTGCCCAGCGGAATGCCGCGGTTGAAGTCACCGGAGATCAAATAGTTCAGGGCATAGTTGCCTGTACTGATCCAATCTGTAGGATCATTGAAGCCAATACTAAGGCCGTCAATGCTTTTTGTAATTTCCTTGCGGAACTTGCTTACGTCAAATGGTTTTCCCATGATAGTTTCTTTCAATATAAAATAATGCTGGCAAAATTGTTTGCTTGTGAGTTATTATAAAGTATTTTACGATACTCAGTCAAGTGTTTATCTAGATCAATCATGTTAGCAA